AAGGTGATGAACGGGAGATCATGTTACAACTATTAGCTAGCATAGGTCAAGAACTAGAGGATATCACCCATCTCCTTAAACCGCAATTTGAGGATTAGGTAGGTTAGGGTATGTATTTAGGGGCTAGAACTGCGTTACGTTGCGTTAAAGTGGGTTATTTGCGTATTCCCATGCCAGTTGATTCCGTTCTAGTTCCGTCCTTTGGGGTGTTGGCTGCCTTTTCCATCATTGGCAATAATTTACTAGCTGCTGCTTGGACATACCACGGTTGGCTACTTAGATCCTTTGCCATATCTGATAACATTTGTAATTTACTGCCCTCCTCGGATTTTCCTAAACTTTGGGCAGCGTTACCCATTGCACCGGACCAAAACTTTTGAGCAGCTTCTTTAGCTCTAGGCAACATAAATTCTTCAAAGTCAGTTAATGTTGTTTTTCTTATTTCTTTTATTATTACTTCTAATGCTTCTACTAGTGTCTTGTCTGATTCTTGACTTAGTAACCACGTCTCGATTCTTTTCTGTGTTTTTAGCGGTATCCAATAAGTATAGATCACTAAGTAAAGAAAAAAGCTCAAGACCCAAATAACTGCGAACGTTTCGTCGTTCATATTTTTTCCTGTACATAATCTAAAGACACCGTAAACCCTTTTTGAAGCATACATGAAACAACCCAAGGACCACTTAAAACGTTAAATTTCCACCCATCACCTAGTTCTTTTCTAGCATTAGACACACAATCCGCAAAAGCTCTTTGAAATTCATGTGATTCTTCTTTAAAGGGTACTTCGGGTATAACATCCTCTGCAATCTCTTCTAATGTCGTTTTAACAGTGTCCGGGATTTCTTTTATAGCATCTACAAAATCCATAAGTAACTTAATTGTATCTCCTGTACTATCATATAATGAAGCCAAAACAACACCTTTAGGAAGGTTTAGATCTACTGCCGGTATTATTTCCGCTATCGCAACAACCCTACCTAGTGCTTTTGCTCTCTTATCAATATGCATAGCACCATACCATAAGCCACCTTGTACAAAGGGACTAATTATCGGCATTCCAATTTCTGCAGCTTTGCCCCAGTCTATGTCTGGAAAGACTGGCTTTTTACTCATACATATAATTCGAATTAATGATCATTGCATTATGAATAAAATCTTCCAGTAATTAATACACTTTGGCTTTCGGTATTTGAATCGTCTAAATTAACCGAAGTAATCTTAAATTTAGAATAGCCCGGTACTAAAATTGTAATTTCGTTTTGAGGGTTAACCGGTGCATTCGGTGAATGTCCTTCTGAAACATAACTAAAAACTTTTTGTTCGTCTATATAAATATTCCATTGCATAGATCTACTACTAATTGAACCCGTACCAAAATTACACCTTAATATTGAATAACCACTACCCATTATTGTTTCTATTAAAGCGACTTCGGGTTGACCTACTCCAACAACACCGCTATATCCATAAATATGTTTACCAATATAGTTTAGACTTTTACCCGCTCCCGGTGCCGGATTACTTGCCCCTAATAAACTCATATTTATTCGAACTGTATTGTAACTGCGTAATCTGCTGTAACGGTTGATCCAGCGACTGCGATACTTATTTCCATATCTCGACCGGATTCGCATGCTAGGTCAGTATTATACTGTGTAAACGCAGTATTACTACCTGTTGAGGTTCCCATAGTGTTTTGTCCTGCCATTGCAAAAACTGCTTCACCATCCTTTAGAGATGATCCACTTAATTTCACCATACCTTGGAATTCTTCACCGGCTCCATCTGCACAAGAACCTACAGATATTTGTTTTACTGAGCTAACACCCGATGGTACGTTAAACGAACTTGATACGGTTGCGCCTGCTAAACTACTTAATGCTTGAAAGCTTGTGGTTGTTGCCAAAGCTCCACTTGATCGACTTACTACTATTGCCATTGTTTTTCCTTATAACCTAAAATACAGTTTATTTCCACCTAACTTTAAGTTAGGGAACATTCTACGGGCTGCTGCACCTGCTGCGGCAACCAGTCCAGCACCGACTAATGTACGTCGGCCTGTGTCTGAGTTAATTAGGTTAATTGCATTTCCGGAAAAAGTATTGATCGCTTTATCTATTTGGCCTTCGGTAATATCCTTTATGACTCCATCAACGGTACTTACTCTCGATGTACCGGGTTTACCTCTATTTAGATATGCTGCTACTGCCAAACCACTAGCCATACCACTTATACTAGGGTGGGGAATTGTCATTTTTCTTGCCATTGTTTTTCCTTTACTTGATGATCTACGTGCAGTGGAACGCTTTCTAGAGCCTTGTGAGCGAGACCTAGCAGCCAAGTACTTGTCTTTTGAGATAAGTTTATTATCCTTAAAATACATCATACGACCGTTCTTGGCTCGTTTTGCACGTAGTACCATGGTTTGTAAAGCAAGTTCCGTTATATATACTTATTCCAATTACAATTCACTTATATCCCCCCATCCTTACTAAAGAAAGTGAGCGAGAACTTATTAGATGCGTATAAAATTACGCCAAGCTTTGCACTATGGGATGACGAACACGCTATCCTAAGCTTTACTGGTAAACTAATACCTAATTTTGAGAAGGAAGATAAGAATGGACAAGTACAGATCTACCTAGGTATTGAAGTATTCCTTAAAAAACATTCAAACGAGAACTATTCGCATAGGCATGAATCGATTTGTATTTTACGAACTGGCCCTACATCAACGTTAGCGAAATGGGCAACTGACGAACGAGGGGGTATTAAAGCAACTGATAACAAATTAATATTCCGTGTCGGTAATTCAAAGAAACTAGGATTTAGTTTAAGAATCGAGAATATGGTACAGGAATAATGGCGCTTGAACTAAAAGGAGCAGACGGTAAGTGGTACACTTGGGCTAGTATAGACATATATCGAAAACATAGAAACCAAGGTGATGAACGGGAGATCATGTTACAACTATTAGCTAGCATAGGTCAAGAACTAGAGGATATCACCCATCTCCTTAAACCGCAATTTGAGGATTAGGTAGGTTAGGGTATGTATTTAGGGGCTAGAACTGCGTTACGTTGCG